TAACTATACAACAAGTACTAACTTACAACAATCTAGAGCCTAACGGCACTAATTAGCAATAATTACTAATAGATAACAATACAGTAGTAGTTAGAAGAATAAGAGAGGTAAAAAACATGGCAAACAACCATTATATTAAAAGGTTGGTAGCGTGCGCTATCCAATTTGAGAAAGACTTCCACAAGATGGAAGGTGGCATCCCTGCTCTCGACAACATTACAAAGTTAATTCTTTACATCAATCAGACGATGGATGTCTCAAAAAAAGCAAAAGACGAGCTTGATAATATCGACACAATATGTCTGATGTATAGAGATGTTTGTAGCAAACCAGACACACCAGACAGTAAATGTAAAGATCTGTTTCAAGACGTAGCAATCGATTTCGTCGCTACGTGCAGAATACACGATATTTTGGACATTTAGAAAAACACCTCTAGCTCACTAGTGCGGTTAGGAAAACAGAAAGGAAATTAAAAATGAAAAAACTTATCAACTGGATTTGGTCTAAAAAACAAGAACAAGTAGAAGTCTATGAAGTTCGTCCACATCGCATGATTGACGAAAAGGTACGAGATTTCAATGCAGACCATGGTTTGCCATTAGATCAATTAGTGGGGTAATTGCATGAAGCTACTAAAGAAATTGCTAAACAGAAAGAAACCCAAGCAGCAAGAGCCCTTCTTTGAGTGGGTGGAGACGCCCGAAGAAAAACAAGAACGGCTCAAGCGAAAATACACAAACTAACGTCAATCTTTCAATCCGTAGCCACGGCTCACCATGGAGTGTAACTTATACTTTTCCCCAAAAAATATAAACTTTACCCACATATTCACACACATACCTTTCTAAAAAAACATTGAAAAACATGAAACGGTGGGCTATGGGTGCGGATTGAGAGCACTAAAAAAAGCATGGGTTAGGGCCCATGCAAGAAAAATACACCAAGGAGATTATACCATGAAATCTTTTAACACTCAAACAGTCGCAAAAACTGGATTCACTAAAAGCAAAGCATTTGGATTGTGTGGCACACTTGCCATTGCTACAGCATTGCTTATCGGTGCTGGTCAAGTATCAGCGGACGAAACAGCGGCACCAGTAGTGGACGCTCAACCAACTGCCGCTAATGTTTATACCGCTGACAACGCTGGCAATGTCACTGTGACACCGTCTGAAACAGTAGCACCAGTGGAAACACCAGCGGTTGCTACCGAATTAGCACCAGTGACAGAAGCACCAGTGGCAACTACAGAAGCAACTCAACCAGTAGCTGAAACACCGGCAGCACCTACAAGCGTTACCAAAGCAGGTGACACAATCAACGTTGAGAATCCAAACGTTGAGGTTACTTTCCCGAATGGTAACGGGAAATATAGCCCGTTTGAAGTTGAGTATAAAGATATTCAAATTCCAGATGATGTGCCAGTTAACGAGGGGGACAAAGTTACTTTTGACTTGCCTCAAGAAGTGAAATTCCAAACCTCTTATGAGTTTGATGTACATAACCCTGAAAAAGCAGTAGTTGGTAAAGCTACAGCAGACGCTACCACTAACAAAGTAACCACTGTATTTAACGACTATTTCAAATCACACCCTTTGAATAAGATCATGAACTTGAAACTAGATGCAAGTTGGACAGATAAAGTTGTGGCAGGTAAGCCAGTAAATATCAATTTCAATGGAACTGTAGTAACAGTCAATGTTGGTAATGAGGGAGTCATCGGTAAAGATGAATTGATTGCTAAATGGGGATTTCAAGACAAAGAAGACCCTACAGTGATTAACTGGACAGCTCGTGTTAACTATGCAAAACGTGTACTAAACTATGTATCAATCATTGATACCATGAGCGATAATCAAAAGTTAGTTGATAACTACTTTGAAGTGAAAAATATTGAGAGTTTAGATCCTTGGGTTGATAAAGGCTCAGCTATGGACTTAGTTAAGTCTATCTCAAAATCAGAGCATGGCTTTGAAATCAAAATGGACCGTTTAGACCACATGATTTACTTGTACTACAAGACTAAACTTGTAAATGTTGTAAAAGATAGCACCAACCCTACTAACAAGATTGAGCTAAAAGCTGAATCAGACGGTGCTGTCTCATATACGAAGATTCAGCTTGTCGGTGGGCGTGGTGATGCGTCTGGTGAGAACAAACCGGAGCCAACGTTTGAAATTCCTCGTGAAGCTCCAAAAGTTGACATCCCGGAATTTGAGGGTGGCATCCCTGGCATTCCGGAAGTACGTGAGCTGCCGGAGTACACTGAGCCTATTGGAACGGTTCCTAATGACGCTCCGAAGTATGAAAAACCGGAATTTGAAGGTGGTGTAGTCCCTATTGACCCACCAGTGGTTGAAATTCCAGAATACACTGAGCCAATCGGCACAGTGCCAAATGAAGCTCCTATTCATTACAAACCAGAGTTCCAAGGCGGCATTCCGGGAATCCCAGAGGTGCGAGAACTCCCACCATTCGAGGGTGGAGTAATTCCAAACGACGCACCTATCTTGGACTTGCCAGAATTGGAAATTCCAGTAGAGCCAGAAAAACCAACACCAGAAAAAACTAGCACGCCAGAAAAAGCCCCTAAAACGAGCGTAGAGCGTCCTAATAACAAAGTGGCACAAATCACCACAGTATCTTATAACTTCGCACCAGCAAGCAAAGAGACACCTAAAACAACCGTTTACGGTGGTACTTTGCCAAATACTGGGGAAAAAGAAGGTATCATGTCAACTCTTGTTCTTGTAGTCATCGCAGTGGGTATCACTGGACTTACTCTTGGATTTAAAAAATACAGCGAGGAAGAAAATGATTAAGAAGTTTGAATTAGATTTATCGTCTAAAATCACAGTGTTCGGGATCGAATTGTTTCGAGTTAAAGCCTTGATTTCGTTTGGCAATGTCAAAGAAGGCGAACTGGGTGGATACATTGCGAAAGAGGGTAATCTAAGTCACTCTGGTAACGCATGGGTCTATGGT